TAACGGAAGTAGTTGTTGCCTAGAGCACCATACAGACTGTTCATAAGGATCTTAATAGCCATCTGCTGGTTATGTAAAGTGGTAACTTCTGCTTCAAGTTTATTCTTAGCTGCACGATATGTATGATTTGCAGGAGTAGTATCACCTGCCGCTCCAGCACCAGATGCACTATCACCATCTTTTATTAAATGACTTACATACTCAACTGGTTTACCTAAGTCCACTAATTGTTGCTCAGCTTGAAGCATTCGTTTCTTGATAGCTCGACGCTCATCATAATACTGACGAATCATACGAGGAATGACACCTTCCTGGTCCTTACGGAACATCAGACCAGTAGCAGATACTGCTTTATCGTGTGTAAACGATATTTCGTTTTTATCGTTTAGAAGCGATTCCACATCAACCCCATACTCAAACTGACCTTCGACAATTGTCTCTGGCGACATATTGTATTGCACAATGATGTTTGGATACAGTGAGTTCAAGTCAAAGCTAACAACCCAATCATGCATACCAACATAAGGATCTTTAACATATGCACCAGGATATGGAGTCTTAACTTTGTTGATCTTTGGTGGAACAACAACTTGACGCTGTAACAGCGATCGATAAAGAATAGAATCCCAGATCGATGTAGTGCCAAATGTCTCAGAATAGTTAACACCACCACGATAGGCCATAGTCATAGCCAGAGTGATCAGACCCATCTTCTCTTCTAGTCGATCCACAAGCTGAACGTCTTTTATGTTATAGTCGATAAACTTCTGGAAGTCGTGTTTGTAAAGAGTATGCAAGTTGCCATGCTCATCATAGCTGAGCTTATTCTCACCTAGCACAATATGAGCTACATGGTCTAGCTTGTATGACTCTAGTGTGCCATATGCATAGCCAAACTTCTTGAACAGATCATAATAGTCTAGCTGTTGGATACCAGCCATCTCATATGCAATGTTCGAACGACCAGCAATAACAATCTCGCGCTGATCTACAACAAGCCATGGTGAGAACTTCTTGTAAGTATCACCACCAATGATATTCTTCACACGATTGATAAGATATGGAAAGTCAAATAGACGAGTATTCCAACCAGTAACGATGTCGGGACACCAGCGAGGATCGTGCCAGTAACCCAACCAGCTGAGTAGTAGATCGATCTCGTCCTTACATTTGATATAATTAATTGCTTCAACACCGTCAACGACACACTTGTCTGGGTCATAGTCATAGAGTCCCCACACTCGATAGATCCCATCGATGTTGTTCTTCATAGTGATTGAGATAACAGGATGAGCAGCTTGAGCTACAAACGGAAAGCCATCGTCAGATGCAACCTCGATATCAATCGTTGTTACGTTTACTTTATTACGATCGAACCTAATCTCATTAGGAAAACGATCAGCAATAAACTGAGTGACATAGTTTGTAGTGCCATAGATTGGGAAGTTGTCAACACCATCATACTTCTTAACGAAGTCACCTGCATCACGCATAGTATCAAATGTGACAGGTTGGACTGGATTATTCTGTAGATTGAACCAGCCAGTCTCATGTTGTGTTGGAGTGAATAGCGTGGGCATGTATGGAATCTTCTTCTCAATACGCTGACCATCCTCAAACCCACGATAGAGAATGTTATTGCCATATCGATTAACGCTTGTGTAAAAGTTCATGAATCCTCCTAACTTACACGAGCTTATATTATAATATAAAAGGGAAAGGGAGGCAACTGCCTCCCTCAAACTTATTCTTTTGTTGAGACGAATGAATACATCTCTTTAGCTTTCTCCATCAAATCTTCGATGGTATACATCTTGTAAGCATCCTTCAGTTGCTCTTCAATCTCTTCACGGGCTTTGTTGCCTTCAGCAACCATATTCTCGAGAAATTGAATATTCATATGATACTGTTGATCCATATACTCTTTAGCAAGATTAAGCATTTCTGCACGGATTTCAAATGGGTTCTTATTGCTCATCTTTTTTCACCTTTGTCATAGTATCGAATGTATGCTTCATTACAGTCTCTGTGTTATCAATTAGCATATGAGCAAAAGCTGTCTGTGCCTTGATATAGTTTTGTGCTGCAATTGCTAGATCTTCATCCTTAATTGTTTTGCGAACAAAGTCTGACTTTGCATTCTGAAAGTAGTTTACTAACGTTTTCATAGTAGTTCTCCTGTGTGTTGTGTTACCCAGAAACATACAAACCCTTTGGCCTATACCATGTTTTCTGGTTGTGTAGGTTACCCAATAACTCTCTTACATTACTAATCTGGTAGTCTATATATTTAACAGATTCGAGCTTATCCTCAGGCACAATGGTGCTTTCAGTGTGAGTATTGCGACGTTCTGTCAATCTATTTAGTTGATAGTTTAAAGCCTCTTCAATTAATGCAATATCTTCTACACTTAAATTAAAACTGGTGTTTGGCTTTACCATAGACGATTCCTGTGTGTGGTTAAAGTTCAGCCATGCTGGATCTATATCTGTGTACATGGCTGAACCTTTCATTATAGACTATTCATAAGTCTGATGCATTTGTTTGCTTCTTCATTGTATCCAGCTCTTTTAAGTTCTGTTGCAGCTCGCAGATATCCGATTTTACAGAACGTGCGATTGATCTTAGCAACAATGTTAGAACCAAAAGAACCGATACCGTGAGTAAAATAAAGAATAGCTCCATCCATTATACGAAGCCTTTCAGGTTCTGATTCACATCAGCTGCACGTGCCATATCTTTATCGCCACGAACTACTGAAAGAATATCACCTCTAGAAATACCAATGTCTCTTAATTCATAATCAGTTAATCGGTTAAGTTCTCTAACGGCTTGCCTTTGAATAAAGTACTGATCAATTTTCTTGAAGAAGTTGTTTAGTGTCTGTGTCATTTGTGTTATCCTCGTAATGACCTATTGCGATTTTACGAGGACGCAGTTCTTCTGGGACTACATACTTCAGCTCAACTGACAGTATACCGTCTTTTAGATCCGCTCCGTTTACGTGTACGTGTTCAGACAGCCTAAAGGTGCGTTTAAACTTCTTCGTGGAAATACCACGATGAATAAACTCTCTACCTCTGCTCACGTGTTCCCCCATTACAGTCAAAGTACGATCCTTGACTTCAATAGTCAATTCGTCTTGAGTGAATCCAGCAACAGCCAATTCAATTAGATAATCGGTATCGCCAGTCTTGATAATATTATGTGGGGGGTAATGATCATTAGCATGTTTTGCTACATGATCGAGTTCATTTAGAAGATGGTCGAAACCAACAAAAGATGAACGTGGAAATAGTGATTGTACGCCTGTCATGTGTATCTCCTTTTATACAAGCAAGATTAAAAGCGTGACCGGATTATCCGCATCACGCCTTTATTTATACATTTACCAATAGTATTAGTTAACCAATTTAGTAATATCACTTATTACCAATATTGTACTTTGGACATAGTTCCCATTCATTTTTTTCTTTGAAGGGAATAATTTTAATTAATCTTAATGGTGCTGTGGGTTGAGGATTACCCTTCACAGGATCTACTAATCCCCAATCACTTAATAGAGTGACAATTGTATTACGTCTCTCTACATCAGATAACTCTAGATTGGCTTTCTTACCATCTAACATAAACAATTCTTTGAAGTGTACAATAAAGTAACGACCCTGTTTATGCAAAATATGGCAAGATTGAAATAGTTTTTTATCTTTACGAGACGCTACACCGATGCGGGTCAATGTCTCACGAACCTTTAAAAAGTCATCAGGTTCATTAAGTATGATTTCCAACATATCTGTTGGAGACCACTGAACAATGTTATTTTCTTCCACCTTTGCTCACCTTCTGTTTTATTATAGTTATTTGTTCAGGTGACAGAAGGGACAACACTTGGCGTGCCTTTTCGTTACTATAGCCATAGTATTGCTTAACCACTTCAATATCACTCTCAGTTTCAGGTTTCATCCATTTTGAAAAACGTTGACGCTTTCGGATGATATTTATAAGAAAGTGATATTGCAGTTTATTATCGAGGTGATGATACCGATTCATCAGATTAGCAAATTGAACGGTATCTTGAAAGTAGCTTAATGATCTATTGATCATAAAACCATTATATGACTTCTCAGTCATATCGTCTATCATAATATCAGTTTTATTATAGTTAATACTATTCAAATAATCAAATGGGGACATTATATACCTTGCTCAATTCCACTATCCACCCAAGGCCAATCGCTTTCATCTTTACCGCCCATAGCTTCTGCAATTATTACATAAAGCTCATTTGCAGTATATTCCTCAGTTGGAC